CAGCGTCACCGCAAACCCGCCTTGCCCGTCAGCTACGCGCGTAGGGCGCAGGATGGTCACGCGCTGGTCAAGCTCGCCGGGTCTATACATATCAAACCCGCCGCCAGCGCAGCGCGGAAATCAGCGCGCTTGCGGCCATTGGCAATTCGCTTGGCGATGGGCCGACAATCACGGCCTGCCTGTTTTCATACCAGTTGCCGACAATCAGCTTGATCAGCGATTGCGCAGCCGAAAGGCGCTCAGATGACAGCCCATAAACAGCGGTGATTGTCACAGCTTGCCCGTCTCCGGCGTCGGAAACTGTCACACACTGGCCCTTTGCTGTCCGGGCAACATCCACAGACAGCGCATCGCCACCGCTCTCAGCGGCGATATTTGAGGCATCAGGGAATGGCAGCAAGTGCGGCCCCGGTCCCGTTACGTCAACCGCCCATGTCTGGGGCATGATGCACCGGCCAAGAACGCCGCCCCATGCATCCAGAAACGCCACAGCGCCCGCCTGCGTTTCCTCGATCAGCGCGTCCTCGTGCCCATGCTCGACGCGAAGATGCAACTTCATCGCGGCCAGCGTGACCGGCAAGGCATCGGGGGCTGTGACAAGGTAAGGCGTCATTTCTTCGCGCGACCTTTGGGCTTATCGGCTTCTAGCGCGCCAAGTTCACGCGCTGCCGACTCCAGTTCGGGCGGGCAATCGTCCCCCGGCGCAAACTCCCGACCGTAGATTTCGCCATTCGGCACGCCACGAAACGGCTTTGCAAACTTTGCCATCATTCCACCTTTCATCTGCATAGGATGGGGGCCAGTCGCCCAGCCCCACACCAATGAAGATTAAGCCGCTACGTTGAGCGCCTTGAGGGCTTCGGGGTTCAGCAAGCCGCCGCCCACACGCTTGGTCGTGTAGAACTGGACGTAAGGCTTGTTGGTGTAGGGGTCGCGCAGCAAGCGCGTGCCTACACTGTCAACAATCAGATAGCCCTGATTGAAGTCACCGAACACAATCGGCTTCGCGCCCGCCTCAATATTCGGCATTGCGGGAACCTCGGTCATGCCATACCCCAGAAGGGTCGCAGGAACGCCCGCCTGATAGGACGGCTGCCAGATATAGTTCCCTTCGCCATCTTGCAGCTTCCGAACAGCGGTCATGCTCAACCGGTTCATGATAAACCGAGCATTGCCAGTGAAGGCGGATGGAAGCGCGCCAACCAACTCAATCAGCCCGTCAGTTGTTAGCGCCGCCGCCGCGCCCGAATTGGTCGCAAGGACCGCGCCGAACGGATGCGCCGCAGCATTCGCGCCGCCGGTGATGTAGGTCAGCACACCATTGGGGCGGTTGTTCGCGCCAGTGCCGGAAACAAAGGCCAGATTTTCCTGAAACGCAAACTCGGTTTGCACTTCACCGGCGAGCCATGCCTCCAGATTGACCAGCGCATCATCAAGAAGCTGCTGCGTTGCCGCCGGGTTGGCGTAGATTTCACCAACACGATAGGCCAGCGACCCGAAAGTAGCCGTGTCAGTCGCAGGGCGCGCAGCCGTTTCACCGACCCAGCCCGACGATGTGCCGCGCAGGTTGAACAGCTTGGAAAAGCTGCCGGTGCTGATCGTCTGCACTTGGCAAATCTGCCGCATGGGCGAGACTTCAATCAGCTTGTCAGTGATCGTGCGATCCCATTCGGTCGGCGCAACATAGCCGCCCTCTGCGTCCGCGCCCTTATTCAAAGACGCCTGAATATCGCCCTTGCGCACGTGCATCGCAAATGCCTGGGTGTATTCTGGGTCGCGCACGATGCCGCCTGTGCCGCCGCTCATTTGGGCGGATGCCATCTTGGCGTTGACCTCATCAAGAGCGGCCTGCAAATCGCCAACAGTGGCGTTTACTTTGTCCAGCTTGTCGCGCGTTACCACGTCATCAAACTTGGCCTCGACGCCCTTGATCTGCTCTGCGTGCGCGTCCTTAAAAGATGCAAACGCCTTTTGCAGTTGGTTGACGATTTCAGTAGGGTTACTCGCGTCCGCGCGTGCGAACATAATCCCGCGAGCGGGGGTTTTCAGTCCAGCCATTGGTTTTCTCCTAGGCTTTGAGGGTTTCAATCAGGCGCATCATTGCGTCTGCGTCAAAGCCAGCGTTATGCGTGGCTGTTCCGGCAGCGTTAAGCGTGCCAGCCGCTTCCCTGAGAAGTTGACGCCGCTCGACACGCGGCATACCTGACTTCGCAAGGGTTGCATGGAGTGTGGCGAGGGCTTTTCTTTGGCCCGCGTCCGGTTCATCATCGTAATCAGGGGCGTCGAATGTGGCGTCCGCAAAGCCAGTCTCGACAGCTTTTTCTGCACGAAACCATGTTTCCGCACCCATCATCGCTTCAATATCTTCCGGCTTTTGCCCGGTGCGCGCGGCGTAAATCTCGGCCATAGCGCCATCAAATTCCGCAAACACACCCGCCGCCTCGCGCATGTCATGCTGGTTGCCCATGACCATACCCCAAGAGTTATGGATCATCATCAGCGTGCCGATGCCCATTTCAATCCGGTCGCCAGCCATTGCGATGATTGACGCCGCCGAAGCCGCAACGCCCATAACGCGCACAGTGACCTCTGCCGGGTGTTCGCGCAGCAAGTTGTAGATCGCCAGACCCTCGAACATATCGCCGCCGGGGCTGTTCAGATTAACCGTGACCGGCCCGCGCCCAATCGCACGAAGAACACCAGCAACCCGGCGCGCGGTCATCCCGCCACCCTCCGACATATCCTCGCCGATCACATCATAAACTGAAATGACATTGCGATCAGCCTCAGCCGCGCGCGGTTGCCACTTGTCAAGCGCCTCTGCTGGTGCATCGGCCTGATAAGATTGCGGGCGCGTAAACGCCTTTGCTTTAGGTAGCTTGCGAAGTGTCATTTTGTTCTCCTGCTGCGACTAGGCCGCTGCCTTCTGGGTGCGAGCCAAGCCCGACATGATCCCGCGCCTCGTTAACTTCCATCCAAGGGCGATGACCGCCCGAGCCAAGCGCGCGAGCCAGAAATTCGCCTTGATCCTTCAACGTGCCGCGCAACAACTCCCGCTCGTCAAAGTCGGGAAAGAATGCGCCGCGCTCCGACATGGGCAAAAGCGCCCGCGTCAATCCCTGCTCCCACACAGAAAACCACGGTGCCAATCCGAACCGGACGAACAGCATTGCAAGCTGCTCGATCCCGCTGCCCCATGATGTGTCATCCATGAACATCAGCGGGCGAGGGACGCCGAACACGCGCCCGATCTTTTCCGTCAACTGCCCACCCATCTCAAACATTTGCGCGCTCTGCGCTGTCGCGGGCGGAAACTCGCGCTTCATGCCTTCCTCAAGGACAATCGTGCGGCCCGCATTCCCCGCGCCTGAGTAGCTATCAAGCGATGCCTTGAGCCTTGTCGCGGCCTCGGGCGATAGCTTGTCGGGATGCGTGAAGGCTATCCCTGCGATGACGCCATTTCGGTAAAGACTGTTTGCCGCAAGCTGCTGCTGCGTGGCGGTCTGGATTATGTTTCCGGCCTTCTTGATGCGCGAAACGCCCTTTTCAGCGTCAATCGAAAAGCCGCGAAGATGCAGCATGTCTTTCGGCTCAAGCGTCATTGCCTCAGATCGATGCGTGACGATGCGATACCGCACCGGAAACATGCCGCCGTCCGTTTCAATGCTGACCTGTCGCGGGTCAACCGGGATAAGCGCCGTCACACGCCCGAGGGACCGGACAATTCGCGCATATGCGTTGCCATGCAGAAGCAACCAGCCCTGCATGAGCTGCTTGAACTCGTGCGAAGTCTGCCAAGGATTCGGCTGATAACGCAGAAGCCCATAAAGCGGGTGATCCGTCGCGTCCTCAATCCGGCCCGTTGCCTCGTTTTTGCGCTTCATTTCCAGAGGCAGCATTGCGATTGAACCGGCGACCAGATCGCATGCGCGCAAAACTGCGTCATTCTCTAGCGCTGTCTCGACAGAACTTTCCGCCGATCCCTGCCTCACAAACTCATAGAATGCGGGCGAATCCAGAGCCATTTGCGCCTTGGGCTTTTCGCGCCTGAACAGGTTTAATATCCCCATATCAGAACACCAGCACGCCGCGCGATTCGTAAACGCTCGCTTGATCTTCTTCGCTTGTCATCGCTGCCCCAATCGCCATTGCAGACGCAACCGCCGCGTCAATGCGCGTTGATGCGCGCTGTTTCTCGAACCGCCGAAGCCCCGCAGGGCTGGCCCAGAATGTCGAACCCGCAACCGCCGACCGAAGCACAGGCGAAACCGCCACGCGCAACCGGCCTTCCAGCAGCAAATCCTCGAATGTGTCGATGCTTTCCGGCATCCANAGCGGGCTATCCTTGCGCCGGTTGATCCCCTGCGGGTGNTCCAGTAGAGGCAAGGTCACGCCCAATTCATCAAGTGACGCCTCGAAATTGCGGATCAGCCATCGGTCATATGCCACCGCGACAATCTCAAACCGCGTCGAAAACTCCACCAAGTCAGCGGCAACCTGGTCGAACCTCACCACCTTGCCCGGTGTTGCCGTCAAATAGCCCTGCTCAACCCACACAGAATAGGGCGCGCGATCC